ACATGTAAGTATTTTATCATCCTCAAGCATAGTCTTCAAATTAGAGCATCCTAATTTTTTAACTGCAGATGTCATTCTTACACCAAGTTGAGTTTTCTTTCCAGAAAATCCTTGCCCTACAACTTGACCATTCCTTCCCCTCATTGAAGCCATTAAAAGATTTTCATATTCAAGATCATATTGAAGGATGCTTGCTACTTGATCTCCTATATCATTTACTTCTATTAACAAATATGCTTGATTATATGCTTTGGCAATATCAAGTATAATATTTGGAAATAGCATTGGTTTTATTTCATTATTCCTATACTTAGCAACTACTTTATATGGGAATTCTGTAGTATCAAAAACTATAAAGGCAGAATAATCATTACCCAATCCTCTAGCTACATCAACCGTAATTATATAATTATGTTCCTTTATTGGTTGTTCATAGATATCTAATCCAGCATTCCTTTTTATAGGATCTTCATATACTAAATTTCTAAGTTTTGCTGGACTAATTAAAGTATTAACAGATCCTAAGAACTCACATTCAAACTCAATTTTAAATTGTGCTTCTGATGTATTGGCAATAGTTTGTTCTTTCCATACAGCATCTCTACCAGGAACTTCAGACCAATGAACATCCGTGGGTACATATTCACTCTTACCTTTTTCACTATCGTGCCACATACGATAGAAATGATTCATACCCCGTGGGGTAGAGACTATAATAACCTTAGTAGATTGTCCAGAAGTAATTGTAGGATAAACAGATGCAAAGAAATCATCCGCAATATGATTTGGGATGAATGCAAACTCATCAAGGAATATAACGTTGTAAGAACCACCACGAACAGCAGATGATGAAGTGGAGTTTGCTGATATCTTAGAACCATTCTCTAATTCTAAAGAACCTTTATTCCAAGAAATTATACCTTGTTGCATCCATGAAGGTAAATTTTCATATGCAAGTTGCAATCTGCCAAGTAAATCTCTAGCCGTGGATGCTTTGTTCGCCAGAACAGCAATGTTGACATTATCATTGAAAACTGCATAGTGTAAAAGATATGATATACAAGTGGTAGACTTACCCGTCTGCCGAGGCATCTTACAGATATTAAATCTATTCTCATGGAATCTTTTAATCAATTTCTCTTGGAAATCGTACATATCAAAAGGAACCAGTCCCTCATCAAGAGAAACAATTTTTATATACTTTCTAGTAAAATATATTGGATCATCCTTACACTTTAAAAACTCAAGAATATTATCCTGAGTAAATTGGATTTGTGTATTCGCTTTTTTTAGATTGGGATTACCAAGGTATACATCATTAGCAGACATAATTTATCACCCACGTTTATTATCAATCAATCCTTGTTCTTTTAGAATTCTGGATAAATCTGATGTTGAACCTACAAATAAAGCATTATTAGTAACTTGACTTGGACCTTTTACCTTTTCCTCATCAACTTCCTTAACTTTCTTTTGAAGTTCCATCAATTTATCAGTAGTATCAGCAACTGATTTAATTATTTGACCTGCTACCTCATATGCTCTTGGACTTGCACTTTCACCTGCTAATTCCATTATACCATTAAGTGATTCCTGCCCTTTCTCTATTAATGAATATAAATTGGCACGAGTGTATTCATAATCTTTATCAATATCATCTGTGATATTTTTTAAAGTATCTTTTTTTCTTAAAGAACCACTATCTTCAATATTACTAATCTCAATACTACTAGTAGTATTAAGTGCTTCATTGATAGGATCGTAACTACTAGTCATAATTTAAACGTCAATTTGTCTTGTTGGGCTGTAATCCTTACCTGCATCCATAGAATTAGTTGAAGATGAAACATCAGACCAAGAATCAGTAAATCCGAAATCATCATCTGGACCAGCAGTAATTGGATCAGGAACAACAGTATATCTCATTTCACGTTTAGCAGTTGAAGTATCTGTACCAGAATACTTATCAACAATAACTTTCTTAATAAGTCCGTCAGATGTCTGAGCAACTGGTCCGAATAGATATGTTTTTGCAGTAAATTGCATTGTATAAACCAATGCTCTTCTAACCTCAAAACTTCCTTCATAATCATCTTGGAAAGAGATATTATCTAATACAACAGGAATATCTCTTTTTTCTCCAATAGCAGATACTAAATCTACAGTTAAAGTAAATGAAGGTTGAAAATATGGCATTATCTGTTCAATAATTTGTAATGCATCATCATTTAATTTACTAAAAATATTTAATTCAAACCCAATATTATAAGGAACAGGCATATAAACCTTCTTTAATTTATCTCCATCTTTTGCTTTAAAGGTTTGAGTAACTCCTGTTTTTCTTGCAGAATCATAAGCAATACTATTCATCTCAAATGACATTCTAGGCAAAGTAATAGCAATTGGTTTTGATAACTGTGATTGCTCTTGTATTTTTGCCAAATACTTCTGTTGTGGTCCATAAGAAAGACCTACTTTAATATCATCAAGAATTGTTCCATCAGACTTCTTATGCTTAATATTAATATTATTAAACAGAGTACCAAAAGCAATAATGGTTTTTCTTATAATTTCGTGATAGTAATATGTTCCTAACATTAATAATCTCCAAATGGATTTGATTCTGTAAAGTCAAGTAAGTTATCTGCTTCTGTTTCTATATCTTCATTAGTTTCCCATGTTTGATCAAAAGCATTAAGATCATGATTCTTAACAAGATATGTAGCAGTAGATATAGAACCGACGACTATTTCACCGTCATAGAACTTACCTGTATTTAGTGCTACCTGTAATGTAGTTGGTGGATCAACTGCATTCTCATCAGTATCCTTACGGAAGTTTCTAACTTTTGCAGTAACTCCAGAACTCTGACCTGTAACATCTTCATTATAGTAGAATGTACCAACACCAGTTCCTGGAGTATTGAATACAATAGTTGGAACAACAGTATATCCAATACCAGAATTTAATATTCTAATAGTGCTAATTCCTGCACCAGATTCAGTTTCTAATACTGGATTTATTATTGCAGTATTAATTCCTGATGGAGGTCCAGTAACTGTAGATAGTGGTGTAGATGAATAACCAGTAGCACCTGCAGCAACAACAACATTTTGTATACCAAAACTAGTTGATATAGAACAAGTAGCAGCAGCTCCACTACCTCCACCACCACTAATTGTGATTGTTGGTGCCTCTGTATATCCAGCACCAGTATTAGTCATTTCAATTCTATAGATTGAAGTAATATTTGATCTAGAAGTAGTGATAGCAACAGCACTAGCAGTAAATCCACCTTCAGGAGCAGCACTAATTGAAACTGTTGGCGTTGATGTATATCCAGAACCATCATTATTCAAGAATATCTCTCGTATACAACCACTTGATATACCAGCAGTTGCTGTAGCAGTAATACCAAGACCAACCAAATTAACAGTTGAAATATATCCTTCATCCTCTACAGTATTATCAACTTCATCAATACTTGTATCGATAAGTTCATTTTCATATTCAAATAATTCACAACTTAAATCATAAGTATAAAGACTACCTAATTGGTAAAATGGTTTTTCATGTTCTACTCTCTTAATTTCAAATAATCTTTCACCTAAAGGAAAATAAATCAAATCACCTTCTTTTGGTCTACTAACTAAATCAGCAAAGTCATATCCAGTAATTCTTCCCTCTCTAATACCAGCTGATATACCTTCTAGAAATGGTGTAATAAAATCTTCAAATCTTTCTCTTGCTATTGTAAGACTAATTTCATTTTGTAATTTCAATCCAAATTTAGTCATTACATCACTATTAGGTGCATACCCATCATAATTATTAACATATGCTTCTAGAAGAAAACTATCATCAAATTTTGATGATTGAATCTCTTTTATAATATTATCAGTTTTAAATATTTTTCTAGGAAGATAATATACCTCAACACCATAAATTTGTATCTGTTCCCTGATTAAATCATGAATCAGATGTTGTTCGGTAGCAGATCCTTGTAGAAAATACGAATTTAAGGTCATAACTATCCGATAAAGTCATAAGGTGGTAATTCATATTCTTGAGTCATTCTTTGCTTGATGTCATCAAGTTCTCTTTGAGCATCTTCATATAACTCTCTACCATTAAGTTCAACTCCACCAGGAAGTCTAGTTCCTCTAAATTTAAGCAAATTTTGACCCCACTGTCGTTTTATAAGTGCAGTCACATATTTCTTAAGGAAACTGTCATTATATACATTCGTAAAAGTATTAGGATCTAAAATCCTATAACAATCAATAATTAAATAAGTATCTTTAGTTTCAGAACCCCAATCCATATCAATATACAATCGACCTTGCCTCTTATTAAATCTTAATTGTTTATCTGTAGTCAATAGAAAATCAATATCCTCAAGATAAGTTTTTGTCATTGAATATTGTAATAAGTCAACAGAATTAAATTTGTATAAATCATTCAAAAATAATTGATACTTTATACTAAACATTCCACCTGATATAGTGCTACTATCAAATTTAAAGACTTTTTCTACACCAATTACTGAATCTGGAACTTGTATAAAATTAGATGTCTCATAAAAACTATTAGTCATAGTAGACATACCACTAACAGTTGTTGAAATACCTGATGTTGTTGTAATCCCTAAGGTATTAGAACTTCCAGTCTCATTTGTTGCCTGTCCTCTATTAATATCATCTTCAGTAAGTTTATATTTCAAATACATTCTTTCCACACCATCAAAATGACGTTCTTGGAAATATTGTATACCATCATCAATTAAATCCTCTATTTGCTCATCAGCAACATTAATCTCAACTACAGGCTCACCTAATTGTCTTAAACAATAATTAGTTAATTCCTCTCTACTTGCTGGTTTTGCCATTAATACGAACCTCCATCAATCGCTCCTGCGGTAAGCAGTCCAGTAATATTTACATCTGTTGAGAATGTTGCTATTCCAGCAACGACTAATTCATCTAAATCAGTCTGTCCATCAACATCAATACCACCAGTACCTATATCTAGTTCAGTAGCAGTTACAATTCCTGTTATAACATTTAAACCACCAGCAGTTATAGTTACATCATCACCGAATGTAGAAACACCTGTTACATTTAATCCTCGTAATATATCTACATCTGCATTAACATCAACAGTATTGGAAAATGTAGAAACACCAGATACATTAAGGTCATCTACCTGAAGATCACCATCAACATCTAGAGTACCATTAATATCAACACCAGAACTAAATGTTGATACACCAGAAACTACTAACTCATCTACATCTAACTGCCCATCAATGTCTATTATGCCATTAATATCAACAGCACCAAATGTAGCAATACCTGCCACATTTAACTGATCTACATTAGCACCACCTGTTACATCAAGACGGGCATTAGCATCTATTAGAGCAGAGAAAGTAGCAGTCTCAGCAACATTAAGAACATCTAAATCAGTCTGTCCATCAACATCTAAACTAGACTCTGCAACTATACCACTTTCGAAAGTAGCAGTATTAGTAACCGTTGCTATTGCTACGTATAATTGATCACCATTTATACCACCTACTACATCAAGACGAGCATTGGCATCTATTAGTCCAGCAAATGTTGATACACCAGTAACATTTAGTTCACTAATTCCTGTAATCTTTGTTTTATCATTTCCTTTGATAATTCCAAACGCTCCATCGGAATATATTTGCAAATCATTTCCGTCACCAAATGTAGCTTGTGCTAAGTCATAGAATTTTAGTTTACTTGTAGACTTATCCCATAATGCATTATAATTATCACCCGTAAAGGTTACATCATCATTGGTTGCAAGAAGACCAATTACATTAAGACCACTTCTAAAAGTAGAAAGACCAGTTACATCTAAACCACCAGCAGTTATTTTTACATCATCACCAAGGGTCGTAATTCCAGTTACATTTAATCCTTTGTTAATATTAACATCGGTGGTAGTTACAATACCAGTTATCCAAAATCCACCAGGAGTGATTGTGTGAAGAACTCCTAATCCACCAAGATCTACAGTGATTTGGGGACCATAAAATGTAGTAACACCAGTAACATTTAACTGATCTAGTTTAGCACCACCAACTACATCAAGACGAGCATTGGCATCTATTAGTCCAGCAAATGTTGATACACCAGAGACATTTAAGAGGTCAGTTTCAGTGCGTCCAGTAACATCAATACCTTCGGCAGTAGTGGCAAATTTCTGATTGTCATTATAATATAATATTACATCCTCATTAACAGTAGCTTTAAGATATCTCTCACTATCATCTGCTCTTCTAAGTATGATCGAATCACCACGAATTTTAAGATCACCAGTAGAATTTTTTATATGACTGTTACCTGTATGCCATATCTCAAGATCATCACTATTTCCAAATTTTAATCTGGCACTATCAGTAAACTCTAAATCATTTTCAGAAGCATCCCAGGTCATATTCTGAGCACCAGCAGCACCCTGGAAAACTACATCAGCATTATTGAATGTAGTAACACCAGCAATTACTACTTCATCTAAATCAGTTTGTCCATCAACATCTAATCCAGCATTAATATCAACAGCAGCATCAAAAGTCGATACTCCTGCCTGAACTGCAATTCCACCACCAAATGTAGCAATACCAATAAAGGTAGAAACACCACTAATTTTTAAATCTGTAAATGTATTTGGTGCAACCTCAATAGCAGCTTCAATAGTTGCTGTGGTTGTTGAATCAAGAGATGTAATATTTTGAAGTTCTCTAGCACTACTGATTACTTGTGTTGAACCTATGCTAAGTGACTTTACACTTGTAATTCCAGCAACATTTAATCCATTTAATATATCAACAGCAGCATTAATATCAATTTCATTCGAGAAAGTTGCAATTCCAGCAACTGTTAAATCATTACCTATATTTAAATTCTTTCCTACTCCTACACCACCAGCAACAATTATCGCACCAGTAGTTGTTGATGATGAATCTGTTGATCCTGCAAATGTTGTTATTCCACTAGCATTAGAAAAATAATACCCTGGAGCATCCAGGGTATCGGTCATATAAAACTTTTCGTCAGAAAGATTCCAAACCAGAAGCATTCCATCTTCATCTTTCCTTGTGGAATCAACGTCTGTTAAATTAGTTATTCTTGTTGGTGGTGCGGAAGCATTGGATAGTACACGAATTACATTTTGAGATCCAATTCTATCGTTTATCGTTGGCATTACCTAGTTACCCCTGCTCGTACTAATGCTGATCCTTCAACAGCTTTGTAATCTTTTCCACTAGTGGTTATTTTCACGTCATAAACATATCTACCTGGCTTCAATGTTAAGGTTTTAGATGCTGCCATTGATATTGAAATAATACCATTTTCAGGTTGTGATATAGTTGTTCCGAAAGAAACAGAAGTGGCACTGGTATAAGTTTTTCTTATATGAGCTGTTGAAGCAGCTCCGACTAAATTTAGAGGAGCATTCGTTCTTGTATCCTCCAACTGAAAAGAGGTATCGAAATCATAACCTTGTTCGATTGTGATGTTAGATACGTATACTGCCATTATTCAACCAAATACTATATTATCTTTAGATATTTATATTCTTATCCATTGTCAATAATTTAAGAAGAGATTTAATTTCATCAATATCCTCTTTCATTTTATCTAACTCATTTTTTTGCAATTCTTTTTGACGTAAAGAATTAACATATTCATTGTATCCTATAGAATCACAATTAACTATAGCACCACTTTTTTCATCACGATATAAATTAGGATATCCTTCAACTTTTATCATCTTACTGCTATTGTCCTTAATTCTTTCAATCTTGGTGGATACGCTTGATTAGTTCCAGACATTACAATCTTAATTGTATATCCAGTAAATAAATCAAGATTATTTGCTGTAAATTGATATTCTAAGAATTGATTAGATAAACTAGCAGGAACAAAAGTATCTGGTAGACCACTATTTTTAGATTCATCTACCACTTTAAATCCAGATTCATTAGTAAATGTTAAATTATCATACCCTGGGAATAATTCAAATGATTGATTAACTTCACTAGAATCTGCTCTTACTAAACTATAAAGAACTCTAAAATCTGCAGATGAATGTCTATAAGCAGATACAAATACTTTAAGAGACGTTGCTGGATTATTTAAATTTATGGTATTAGATACATACACTGCGGCATGTGGATCATCTATAATTGAATTAACTCTTCCATCAATAGGATAATCTACTATTGGTTTATTTAAACGACTATTTCTGAATTCTGTGAATGCAGTATCTAGGTAAAGTATTGGAGATAAATTACTATCTGAAGATGAGAAATTTATTCCAGTAGTAAATGATTTATTTCTTGGTAAACCACTTAAATACGTAGATTCATTTATCTTAGAACATACAAGTCTAGGTGAAGTTAACGAATTTAATACATTAAGTCCTACGGGTTCAAATCCACTATCATTAAATGAACCCTCTGAACCGCCAGCACTTGTGCCTGTAACGGTTCTAATTTGACCACTAACAGAAGTTAATGATCCTGGTGTGATAATATCATAAGTAGGAATTAAAGCAGTGTAGGCTATGTTCTCCGTTGCTCTGACATTATCACCACCAACAGATGACTCATTAGAGAACTGAAGTCTTGGGAATCCACTTGGGGTTCCATCAACACTTCTATCAACACCATTTGTTGACATATCAACTGCTATATGATAATCATCTATAGTAATGGGTTCAGCAACAGTATGGGTTGTATTTATTCTCCTTAAAGAAACTCCATTAAGTTCATATTTGTAAACTGAAGTCTTATTTTCATGTGAAGAAATAACAGTAGAATCAGTTCCTCTACCATTAGTATCGATAGTAAGTGTTCCAGAACCTACAGCACTATATTTAACAATTTCTTGACCAACTTTAATATATCCAGGATTGGTTGCAGATACATTTTGCCCCTCAAACACTGAGAAATTTGAAGTATTTGCAACACTGACTAAAGTTGTTTCAGTATTACTTAATGTGGCACTTAACGTAGTTGGTGCTACACTTGATTCAATATTACTTAATGTTACTTTATTAGTACTGGAATACATTCCATGATTAAAATGAGATACTTTAATATAATTTCCAGAACGTATACCGCCAGTTGAAGTAGATTCTCTTATCTTATAAGTAGTCAATCCAACTATACCACCAGTTGCATCACTATAGTAACTTAATCCTAATCCAGCAGATGCACTTTGTACAGCAAATTCTTTTCCAGATCCAACAGAACCAGTTTCACCTTCTATATTTTCAACAAATAAAGTATCTATGTCTGTTGATATTCCTGCAATAGTAATTTTTGCACCAGAACCTTGATTTCCAGCAGTAGAAGTTACAATACCAATAACATCACCAACCTGATACCCAGTTCCACGTTCACCCTTAACAGATGTAAATGCTACCTTTGAAATAGCACCTGTTGTGGCATCTACATTAGTTATATTTAATTTTAGACCAGAACCACTACCAACATAATTAAAGGTATCTACAGAAGAATCGGTAGTATAATTAACTCCTGTTTCCGTAGTCTTAATTCCTAAGTTACTAACAGAACTTCCCCTACCAACAATAATAGCAGAACCACCTTTATCACTAACACCAGCAATTTTTTGTCCTACTGTTAATATTCCAACTAATGAAGAATCACTACCAGGAACAGTAGTAATACCAATAGTAGCAGTTTTTGTTAAAGTTCTTATTGGATCACTATTTAATTTTAATATATAATCATTACTTTCATCTAAATCTGGATTATAGAAGTATGCAGTTCCTGTACTTGAAGTAAAGTCTGCTTTATAAAGTTTAAATTTAAGATCTTGATTTTGATTTGTAGTCCATATAGAGCCATTTTGTGACTTAAATAAACTTCCAAGTGCAAATTGTCTTTCATAAACAGAAGATAATGCATTTTCATCAGGGGGAATATCCGTAACAGATACAGACCTTTCTTGCATAACCGCAGTCCATAATAAATACTCATCACTAGTTGGAGCAAGTGCTACTATTGCATATTCTCTACCTGGTGCCAAATAAATTGGTTCTGGGAATTTAACATTAGTTGCAACACTTCCATCTACAGATGTTTCTATATTATCTACAACATTTCCATTAACATCTGTTGTTTTTGGTCTTAATGTAACAGGTTTTCCGATAACATTTAAAGTTGGCAATCCCAATTCAACAGTTCTTACTTCAATTCTAACTGGAGCATTTCCAGAATCTATTTCAGCAAAGAATAGATCAACAGATGTTAAGAATACACCATTTACATCATCACTTAAATCAATATCTGAAGGTGCTTCAACATTTCCACCAACTATAAATGTTTGTGCTAAAGGATCACCATACTGTACTTCTTCCGTAGTTACATTTGTAAATGTATTTACATTTGCTATAGCAGTAACATTAGTTGTAGTTGTTGTTACTTCATTTTGCCATCTATTCACACTTCCTTGAGAACTATATCTGGATTCTGCAAAAGAAATCGTATTACTTCCAGGAATACCTCTTTCATTTGTAGAACTTGAAGATAATTTAAATGTCTTAGTTCCCGTTTCTATTCTTACTGGTGGAACAGGACTTGAATTTGGATCTCTTAAGAAAAATGTTCCGATAACATCACCAAAATTATCAGAAATTAATCTTAAATCTTTAACATAAGCTTCTGCTCTGCTGGTTTGACCAACTAATTTCATTCCTTGAGTTAAATATCCAGAATATAAACCTTGTGCTTGATTTGATAATGATTTAGTATCAACGTTAAGAATTTTAGATGATGTACTATAACTTTCTGATATCGCTTCAGTTTTATTATATGGGTTAACATTGTATATTGATGTAGGACTATTAAATTGTCCGAATTTATGTCTAGGACTACAAAGTCTAAATTCAATTAAATCTACATTACCAACTGATCCAATAACTGTTTCTCCAATTTCAAATGCATCAGAAGCACCTGCAATATCTAAAGTTGAATCTGTTGCTATTTCAATTAATTTTGGTATAAAATCAACACCACTATTTCCATCAAGGAACTGATAATATCTTGTAAATGGTTTAAGATTAGATACTACAAATTCAGTATTTCTAGATCTCATGAAAGATTCAGAACCAGATGATATTAATTGATTTCTAGTATTAACATCATCTACACTGAATGCATTTTCAGTAATAGTTTGTCTAGTATCTACTTCTGTAACAGTTTCACTACTTACTACTCTTCCACCATCTCCTTCTTGTCTACGATTTGTTATTAATACATCTTGACCTTGAATATCAATCTCCTGTGTGAATATATCACTTCTAGTAATACTAATATTACTATCTTCTAATTGAACTGTTCTAACCCAAGTATCATTTACTGGATTTAATTGAACATTTCCAGTATAAACAACTACATGGAATGGGTTAATATTTTCAGCCCTTGTTGCCATTGGTTGCTCTAACCAATCAATTTCATCATATTTTAAAGTTACTGCATTTCCAGTTTTTTGAATATTTGGATCTATAGTTGGGTAATTTTCACCAAAATCTTCATTTTCAGGAATAGATACTTCTAAAGTTGCAAGTTGTGATGCTATAGAATTTCTACTAATAATAGGAACTAATTCATTTGCTTGTGAATTTATTTGAATTTTTGATAATCTTCTATTAGTTCTTGAACTATTTGTAAAAGGATCAACAAAAAATCCACTTTTAAATCTATTTCTTCCATCAGCATCTTGAACTTGAAGAGTTTGAGTATCAAGTTCAAGGAGAGAAAGTGTTGTTACTTGCTCTAAATTTTCTACTCTATCTTCAATATATCCAATATCCCTCATTGTATACCTTCTATTATCAATCAAGGATAAAGATGCATCTTGAGGATTGTAAAGATATGGTGGAAGATTAATAGTTGCTATTTGCATCAACTCATCATTCTTTTCAGGTGCTTTAGGGAATTTTTCTGATTGTCCTTTTTCATAAACAAATTTACCAAATTTATCCAAATATAATTTGTCTATTCTAGGTAGATAATAATCATACCCCAATATAGATGATTCATCTGCTGATAAAAGATACTTAGGAGTACTATCAAAACTTCTAGAACTAAAATCAAATGGTGATCCAGTAGTAGTTGATGGATCAAATACTGCTACTCTAGGTCTAAAATCAAGAGTATCTGATGCTCTTATACGTGATCTTCCAATCACTGGTATATCTTGAGCAAATCTTTCTTTATCATAACTTAAGACAGTAAATACATCACCATCATCTGTAGATGGTACTGAATAATAATCAAATACAATTAATAATCTCTTAGCAGGTTCTGAAACTCCATTATTTCTAACAAGTCTAGAATAATCATAATATTGATCTCTTTGTCCTTTATCTAAAGAGAAAGAATCCGTGATAATTTTATAGCTACCTGAAGTAATTATCTCAACCTCAGTAGTTAATTTAGATTCATCAAATACTACAGTTTCCCCAACTGATAATTTATCACCTGTCAAATAAACAATTTTTAATGTGTTTGCTGATGGCGATGAAACAACTCTTGCAATTGCTTTACTTGTATTACCTACTATATGTTCTCCAACTATAGCATTAGTATGAACACTAGCAGTTGAAGTAAATTGAATCTCATCTAATGTTGGATCTGAACTATCTAATGATTCGTAGACAGATACTACCTTTGCTACATCAGGATAATTTAAACAAATCTCTTCATCTTGTACTCTTACACCATAATACTTATTGTATGTTAATCCATCAGCATTTGAGGTATTGACACCAACCCCAGATTGCTTATATTTTGATCTAGATACCACAAGAGAAGCACTTCTATTATATTGCTTTACTTTACTCTGAATTCCAAACTTACTAAGTGTTGTGTCTACTACGACATTACTTTGACTAGCTCTTAAACCTCTAATAGTTATAATATTATTGGAAAGTTCAAATTGATCTCTTGCAATGGGTGCTTGTATACCAGTTGAATAAGTTACAGAATATCTTTCTTCATCAAATGCTTCATAAGCAGCACTAGTAATTCCTACAGATGAAAGATTAAAAGTAAGTTCACCATCACTATCAGTCGATTCTCCAGTTATTTGCTCAGAAATAGTCAATGTGGAACCAGTAAGGTCTACTGTAGAAACATTAGAATCTGGTAATCGTACATATAATCCACCTTCATTAGATATAACAGGTCCCATGGCAAATGGAGTAACTAATGTTTGATCTCCTTGAGGACGGCTAGATGAAGGATTGAATGCACTTAATATTTGACCATCATAAACACCAGTAACAGCAGCACCAGAACTTACTGAACTTAATACTAATGATAAACTATCTGTTGCAACACTAGAAACTCTATTATATGTGTCTGTACTAAATCCAGGTCTATTATAAGAAAGAATGGTGTCTGTTCTTATACCAGTAAATGGAAGTCCTCCAGATGTTACAGTAGAAAGACCACTAATTATAGCTGGCATTGTTATCTGATTAATACTACCAGGCATTCTAAATCTTTCAAGTACAGCATCAGCAGTAAAATCAGGATAACCAGAAGCTCCAGTTTGTTTTACTGATTTTATATTTTGAGTTCCATATACAACAAACTCATTAATTATTCTTGAAATTTCTATTCCATTAACAATTAATCCTTCACCTTTAGCAAAATTACCAGAAGTTTGTCTTAAGTAAATATATTCACTATTACCACCAGCATAAACAGCATAACCACTAGCACCACTACTTTTACCTTTTACAAAAGCAGTAGTAGGAATATCATCAGCATCAACACTTTGATTTAAAGTTAATTTGGTATATGTTTGAATATCATATAATCTTAAATCATATTTCGTAGATCCATTTGAATATTCAGAAGAAGTAAGATTAATTGTATATACTCTTGCATCCCCTATTTTAGCTCCACTATCACCTACTAATCTATTGTATAAATCTATAGTTGCTCTTTGTTTTGGTATTCCAGTTACATTATTGACTTGCAATAAATTTCCCATATTAAATGGAATACTTGAATTCTCTATTTTTTCAGTTTCTCTTGGTTTATCAACATCAACAATAGATGTTCCTATTTTATCAACATCATATCCCCTTACATATGCCTTTCCTGGAGATATTTTAACACACATTAAATCATCAGAAGGTGTATTTCCATCCTCTGTTTTTTCATTATCAAAATATATACCATTATTACCTATTCTATCATTTAAAGAATTATGTACTGAAGGATTAAATGGATCTACTGCATAATCACCAGATTCATCATATGTTCTTTCTGCTATCCAATCTTTAATTATATTATACTGAGTTTTATTATTAAACTTTTGTAGTTTACCATTTTTAACTCTTAAAATTTCAACAAAATCAGTATCATTAGTATCAGTTAATAACTTTTTAGTAAGAGATAATCCTATCTTAAATCTATCTGCACCTGGTGCAGCATAATTAGTAAATCCTTTAGCATTATCATATAAAGATTCATCTTCTTTTGCATTAACAATAGTTTCATCAATCTGTAATCCAACTCTATATGATGGAGTATTAGTATAATAATCTAGAACTATAGTTTGTTTTTCAACATTTACAAAATAACCCCTAATAAAGAATACACCATCACCGATAGAAGCTGCAGATCCCGTAGCAGTTGAATTTGCAGATAGTAGAGTAGCAAAAGGTGATCCTGCAACAATTGTTGTATTTCCATACTCTACATTCTCAGTGGCACTTAATGATTCTCCATCCTCAAATTGAGTAAATACGAAATTATTATCAGAATCTATATATTTTACATATATTGTTATATCATCTACATCGGCACCAGACAATTCTACATGTTGAATCTTTGCTGTAACTCCAGATACCTGTCCTGTTATTTTCTTTCCTACAAAATTATTAATGTATAAAGATATATCAACACCTAAATTTGAAGAATTTAATTTTACCGCATAAAATTGTCCATCATATACAAGATTACCTGGAATAACTACAGAACCCTCTTTAAACATATGGGTTCCAAAGTCATTTATTTGTCCTTGCAGAATTGATTGTAGACCAGTTAATTCTCTTGCTTGTACTGGATATCCTGGCTTAAATAAAACTTTATAAAAGTTCTTTTCAGCATCAAAATCATCATAATATGGACTAATATTTAAATTGGTTTTTTGTGTCATTTTTCTTTAAAATTCCAAGATGATTTTAATGTCTTCCTTTTGTCTAGAATCTCTTTGTACCAGAGGTCTATTATTGATATAAATTATATCACCTGTCTTTGTATTTATCTCTGGAGTAGCAAGTCCATCTGTAAAAACAACTCCCAAATTCACGTCTTTTGAATTTATGGTGGTTTTAATACCACTAAATCCAGTATCTACAGATCCAGTAAATGGAGAGATACTATTTCCTGAAGATTCAAAAGATAATATCTTAGAGGTACTAGTAACAGTATTCCAATCAGTTTGATCTTTTTCATTACCAAAATATAAAGACCTATCTTGGAAATATTTTACAACTTTAGTTTCAGAATCATATGAAGCAACATAACCTTTAGCAGTTCCTCCAGTCACTGTTTGTTCCATTTTAACACCAACAGTAGGTGTTGAACTAGTTGAAGTAAGTTTTATAGAATGTAAAGATGAATAATCACTTCCACTATAAACAGTTGATGAAGTATATTCAGTTGGATTTTTTATAATACCAACTTGAGAGAATTTAGTATCAACTGGAAAGTCCCTAGTAGAATCATCAAATCTAGCATATACTAATACTTTATCCGTACCTAATTCGGTATAGACATCATATCCATGACCCTTCGAAGGTGGGATAATTGGTATTAATTTAGCAGGGTCTGGAATAGATCCAGCAGGTTGCAACGTTCCTAAATCAACTATACCGTAAGTATATCCACTTCCACCAGCAACTACTAATGCTTTAGTTATTGTTCCCCCAGAATCAACAGTAATTGATACTTTTCCTCCACTTCCATCACCTAATATATCAACAATTCCTGCAGAATAGTTTGCACCACCATCTGCAATATAAACTGATTTAATTTGATTTTGGTTGATATCAGAATCACCTGCTTCTCTAACATTCTGAATTTGATTATCTGTTGAGGTGCTCCAGTCATTAGGAACTACAACATATTCTGTAGAATCAAATTTTATAATATCACTAGGAGAAACTGAAAATAAGTATTTCCAAATATATCCATCACCACTTGTTCCAGCTGCTGTAGGTTCTAAATCAGTAAAAGTTGGTTCGTCTTTTGATACATTACCTTTCAAATTAGATCCTGAAGAACCATTCTCTATACAAACATAAACTCTAAAATCACTATTAATTACATAATAATTAGCATCATATAATCTACTTGTATTTGAATTTGGTGCAGGATTTGAAATATTATAGTCATGACGATACATATCATAACGTGTATTACTACTCCAATTAACTTTTCTTATTAATCTTCTAACATTACTACTAGTAACCTTTTTACCAAATAAAGCAGTGTCTCTATAATGACTATTATATTGTAAATTATCAGTTGGATTTGGAGTATTAGTATTCCATTCATTGTCTGAAGTGGTTCTACCAAAACCAGATGCAGGATTTGCTGGATTCGGAAGTCCTAAAAATACATAATACGAATTACTAGTATCCAGTACAGAATCTACAAAATTACCTGCATTTAATATTCTAAATTGATCTGTTACGACGGCTGGCATCTTAAATAGTTTTTTAGATATTTATAATAGTTTTGGAAGAGCACCAGTACTTCTCAATCCAGTACCTCTTCTTTGTATGGTTGGGAACGTTGTTATTCCCACATCTACAGTGTTACCAGTAACCCCTATAGATACTGGAGAAGACGATCTAGCGATTCCACCAAGTTTACCCCAAGAGAACTTACCAATGGTCTGTGTGCCCATTGAAGTGGCAATTCCAACTGGATTACTTGCCATTAAGCAAGTAATAATACCTGTAGTTCCAGCTGTCTGTATATGCTGAATAGTATATACATTATCTAAGAAGGTAGTTCCAACTCCAACTACAGCAGCATCACTTCCTGTATTATCAATTGATGTGCCACCATATCCCAAGTTAGTATCAAAAATATAAACTGGGTTTCCTACATTCATTCCAGTCCATGTTGAATTGGACTTACTTAAGAAGAATTTAAATCCTAAAGTAGAAACACCAACAGTTGTTGTAGTTATACCAGTTACAATTCCAGAGAATCCTTGGATAACATCAATACTACTAATATTTTCAATAGTTGGACTTGGTGGTGAAACTAAGATATCTGGTGCAATTGTATATCCTAATCCAGAATTAGTAATTGCAAATCCATTAACAGTTCCAACTCCAGATATACTTAATGTTGCAACTGCAGTTGATCCAACACCAACTCCAATTTGAGAGGATGGTGCTGTAATTAAAACATTAGGTGCAGTAATATAATTACTTCCACCATCAGTAATATGTAATCCAGCAATAGTTCCTGCAGCAGATACTGTAGCAGTTATGGCAGCAGATACTGGATATGAATCCTCAGAAACTATTAATCCTGAAAAATCAGTAGCAGAATCATAATCAAATAGTTCAGTACTATCAACAAATATTGATGTTTGTGTTGTATCAATATCACCAATTATTCTTGCTGTTGGATATATAAGTGATTCTATAGAATCTCTTGATTTAGATGCTAATTCACCATTAATCATTCTATCTCTCTTTTTCTTACTCCAACTAAGTGGTTTATAATTTTGATCATCTATTCCTATACCAGAATAAACATTAGATTCAAGTTTATCTGCAGAAGATAAATCAAATATTAATCTATCACCTTGAGTTTTTGTTCCACGAATTGCATTATTACTAATAACCTCTATAATATCTCCTTTTTCTAAACTTTGATTAATTCCTGTAACTAAAGAATCATCAACATTTCTTGTTCCTCTATAGAAGAATATTGCAACTTTATCATCTTCTTTTGGTGCTGTAGTAAAGACAAATGATGTTCCACCATCAAACTGATACGCAACTCCTGGATCTTGAATTATACCATTAATGGTTATGAACAATAAATTTTGAAGTTCAATATAAGAATCTGCTTGTGCTTCAAAACTTAATAATTGATTATTGTAATATAATGGGAATCTTGTTCTTGATCCATCCTGATATTTTTGAATTGGATCGATAAAATCAAATTCACCAAATTGCCATGCAGCAAATGAATCTGAATAAATTTTATCAACAGTTAATTGGAATTCTGATACTGGAGCTTGTAATGTTCTAGCAGTAACTAATCCAACAGGTGCAATTACATCTCCACGTCTAAATCCATAACCATTTCTAGAAATACTATAATCATTAACTTCATATGTATCAGAAGCCACTCCAACAGTCGAGGCACCAGCAACACTAACATCAACCAAAAGACCTGTACCAATATCAGTTCCACCTGTTAAACGTGATATTCCTCTAACAGAAAGAGTATCATAACTTGGGTCAGAAACAAAGATCTTAGGATTAGTATAATTTGTACCAGCAGCACCGATATTAAATGTGAGTGCACCACCACTTCCATTTGGAGATTTACCAACATTCACAGTAAATAATGTGGAAGATGCAACAGTTTCAACACCCAATACTTTACCATCTGTCCAATGGAATGGATCAGTTGTTCTTGGATATGTATGAATAGTTTTATGACTATCTTGAGCACATGTGAATGTTATAGAACCTGTAGAAATTCCAATGAAACTAGTTGCTTTCTTAACTGCATTTGTAGCAGTTCCACCAGTATAAGTATGAGCATAATTTCCTGCTGTACTAATACCAACTTGAAGTTCAAATGTATTGGTTAGTGCATTTGCAATTTTTATCCACTGATTATAAATTGGATCAGTAGTTCTTGGATAAGTATGACTACTAACACCACCATCAAGATCACAGGTAAATGTTAATGAGTTTTCAGCAATCTTAACATAATCACCAGTACTGAATCCATGCGATGCTGAAGTAACTGTCATTATTCCTGTTGTAGCAGTATAATCAGCACCAGTTATATCTTTAGCGACTGCACCACCTAATAGATGTGCTCCAGTCGTTTTAATTGTTAATACACCAGTAGAAGGATCATATAAAGTGCCAGATGTTGCACTAAGATTACCAGGTGTGCCACTGAGTCTTCTAATTCCACCAGATTTACCAGTTACAAAGATATGTGTATTAACTCCAACTGGATGTGCAGTTATAGTTGCTCCACTACCACTTGATGCAGCACCAACATTAACTTCTATAGTATTTGTTGTAGTTGCTACAATTGGTATTGCCATATTATTGTATATTGGATCTCCAATAGAAGAACTTGGAGTTGCACCAGCTCTTGGATATTTGTGAGACGTTGAATGATTATCTCTAGAGCATGTGAACAATAATGAACGAGTACCAATTCCTATTACATTACTGGTAGTAAGATTGTGGTTATTGATAGTTAATATTAATCTACCCGAATGAGATTCATAGAATGCATCTGTAGGTGTTAAAGCACCTACTCCAGCAACAAGGATTGAATCACTATCAGCACTTATAAATCTATGATCATATCCTTTATCTGTTACTGCTACTCCAATAGAAATAACATCATTATATCCCTGACCATATGTTGAATCGCCATACCAAGAGAACACAGTTCCTTGCCCAACATAATTATGGGGGATAGTAGATACACCAACATCAGCAGTAAATGTATTAATAGAAGAAATTCCTAAAATAGAGAATGGTCTATTATTGACAGTATCTGGGAATATAGTAGTAGTAACACCAGCATGGGCAGCAGCACATGCAAAATGAAGTCCAACCATAGTAACTTCATTTGTTTCACCAAGAACAAATCCATGCTCTTTTACAGTGGTGACTGTCATTAATCCAGTCGTATTATCATATGAAGCAGTACTAATTGAGAGTGCAGAACCAGTTGTAGCAAACCCAACAACGCTTGTAATAGATCCATTTACATCAAATGTAGGTCTTACCTTAGATCCAACAAGAGGTGCATATCCCAGTCCACCAGAAGAACCTAAAGAAACAATAACACCACCTCTTGGCAATTGATTTATATTTACATCACTTGTAGAAGAATAAATTTCTCCACCATCAGTAGATCCATCATTTGTTGCTATACCTGTAAATGTGACAGTTGTTACTCCTGCAATCTGATCTCCATCATCTAAATCATAATTATTCAGTGGATTATTAACTGTAGTAGGAGTTTGGAATATACCATTGATAAACAGAATGCCATTACCACCAGTACTTCCAATTCCAGCAGTATTTGCTCCACCTACTGTTAAAGTAAATGTTCTGCCTATACCTGTAAATTGATCAGAAATATCATCATATATTTGATTTGTATCATAATTACTTCTTAAAAATACTCTTCCAGTGAAATCAGATCTTAAAGGATCTAAATTACTATCATCTTTAATGATTGATGGATTTCCTGTAGGTGGATCAATGAAATTGATATTCTTACCAACAATATTATATGAAC